ACGACGGAGGCGAGCCTAGGCTTATCTCCTCAGGTGAGTATCAGATGCGTGAGTACGCCAAGCCTATACGCGACGCAATTACCATGTCAAGGGATAAAGATATTCCTATAGATATCGTCTGTGAAAGATTTACCATAAACATGCAGACCGTTAAGAACTCGCAGGCACCCTACTCGCTTGAACAGATCGGAATATTGCGCCAAATCATGCTGGATAATGATATTGATCCCGAGTCGATCATCTTCCAGTCACCTTCCGACGCAAAGGGCATGTTTGCCAACGATAAGCTTAAAAAACTGGAATATTGGTACCGTGGAGGCGAAGGTCATGCTCTCGACGCGATAAGACACGGTCTTTTAAGGTTTGTAAAGACAGGATGGAAGCCAATGCGCCTGCTCCAATAAAAAAACCACTTACTAGGTCAGAATTAAATTACTTTTCTGCAGTTTCCTGTTAGTATGTATACATAACGACGAAAGGATCGCTCAGTTGCCAGTTAGCGTAGAGTTAAGCGAAAACAACAAGCATGTAGTTATAAATGCTGAGTGGCGCTTAAAGGAACTTTGTAAGAGTATCCCAGGTGCAAAGTGGGATTCTACAGCGATGGTTTGGAGCGTCCCTGCGAGCTGGGCAACATGCCTTGCGCTACGATCTACGTTTAAGAATGACCTTGTTATCGGCCCTAGGTTGACCGAGTGGGCGGGTAACGAGCTTGCCAATAGAATTACCCCAGCCAACGAGTTACGTGATCTAGAGACGCTTGAGGACCCGTTAAACGAGGACCTATTCCCACACCAAAGAGCAGGTGTAAAGTTTTTAGCAACCGCCCGACGTGCCCTACTTGCCGACGAACCCGGTCTAGGTAAGACCGCACAGGCAATCAGAGCGCTAAAACAACTGCAGGATAGCGGTGAAACAATTTTTCCTGCGTTGATCGTCTGTCCAAATACACTTAAGAAAAACTGGAAGCGCGAGTTTGACAAGTGGTGGCCTGGACTAGACATACAGATTATTAAAGGATCAGCAACTCAACGACGTAAGCAATTTAATGAACCTGCCCAGGTATTCATCATAAACTGGGAATCACTAAGAGGACACTCACGGCTTGCACCCTACGGGTCAGTAGCACTTGCACGCTGTACAGAGTGCGGAGGCCACGACGACAAGGTTACAGAAAATCGTTGTGAGGTGCACAAGAGAGAATTAAATCAAATTGATTTTAAGGCAGTTATAGCAGATGAAATTCACAGATCCAAGGAACCTAAGTCAAAGCAGTCACGTGCGCTATGGGCCGCAACAGGTGACGCTGATATTAGATACGCACTTACCGGAACTCCGATCGCAAACAACGTATTAGATCTATGGTCAATTCTTCACTGGATAAGTCCTGAAGAGTGGCCAAGCAAGACACGTTGGATTGATCGCATGGTTAACACGATGATAAATGCATTTGGTGGAATGATGGTTCTAGGTATCAAACCTCACATGGAACCGGAGTTTTACGCGGCGTTAAACCCAAGAATGCGACGCATGCTAAAGGCAAAGGTACTTCCTTGGCTACCTGAGATGATGTTTGAACGTCGTGACGTTGAGATGAGCACCAAGCAAAAGAAGGCTTACGACCAGATGCGTGACATGATGATCGCAGAGCTTGAAGGTGGCGAGGCACTTACCGCACCTAGCGTACTTACACAGACGATAAGACTTCTACAGTTTGCAAGTTCATACGCCGAGATCGCGGCAAATGAAGAGACCGGTGAGATCAAGGCCGTACTTGCCGATCCTTCATGCAAGGTTGACGCACTTATGGACGACATAAAGAGCGGCGACTTTGGAAATGACTCAGTTGCAGTGTGTGCGGTGTCACGTCAACTTATATATCTTTTAAGTGCGGCGCTTACCAAGGAAAAGATCGAACATGGACTTATTACCGGCGCACAGTCTGAGGACGAGCGTCAACAGGCGGTTGATGACTTTCAGGCAGGCAAGATCAAGTGGATCCTGTTTACCGCGCAGGCTGGTGGAGTTGGAATTACCTTAACTGCGGCAAGACGTTTAATCATGCTACAACGTCCTTGGTCACTTGTTGATCATCGACAGGCTCTTGATCGTGTTCACCGTATCGGATCTGAGATTCATGACTCGATTATCGTTACCGACTACGTAACAGAGGGAACGATCGAGGAACGTGTTATCCAGGTACTTGAGACAAAGGCTGATAACTTTGAACAGATAGTTCGAGACAAGGATAAGTTACTTACACTACTAAAGGACGATAAGGCAGGAAACCTATGACAGAGCCAATACATATCTCGAACTCTGAGGTACAGACGTATAAAGATTGCCGTCGCAAGTGGTGGCTAAGCTACTACCGACGACTACAGCCAAAGTCAAAGCAGATGACAGGCGCACTTGCGCTTGGATCTCGTATTCACGAGGCGTTGGACATGTACTACTCAAAGGACATACCTTTACTTGAGGCGCACTCACAGTTAATCGACATAGACAAGAAGATTCTTGTTGAAAGTTACCGAGATACCTATGATCTTGAGTCTGAGGCAGAGCTTGGACGCATCATGCTTGAAGGTTACCTACAGTGGGTTGAGGAAAATGGAATTGACGCAGAATTGGAGATGATATCTACCGAGGAAATTATCTCAATGCCACTACTCGATAACAGCGTGGTGCTGCAGGGAAAGATCGACATGCGTGTTCGTCGTAAGGCTGATGGCGTGCGTATGTTCCGTGACTTTAAGACAGTCGGTGGCTCGTTCACAGACTTCTCAAGCATGGCACACATGAACGAACAGATTCTTACCTACATGATGTTAGAGACCGCGCAGAACAAGGAGGGTGAACGATCAGAGGGTGGAATCTTTACCATGCTTAAGAAGGTAAAACGATCTGCCAACGCACGTCCACCGTTCTACGAGCAACTTGAGGTACGACACAACGTATTTGCACTTAGATCATTCTGGCAAAGAATTCATGGAACACTTAGTGACATGTTAAATACACGTAAGGCACTTGACGAAGGAGGAGATCATCGCTTCGTTGCGTATCCTCGTCCTTCACGTGATTGCAAGTGGAAGTGCCAGTTCTTCACCATCTGTCCGATGTTTGACGATGGAAGTGCGGCTGAGGCTGCAATTGAAGATGCATTCGAGGTTTCTAATCCGTACGCATACTACGGAGTAGAAGAAGAAAAGAAAGGCAGTGCAGACTAATGCTACGCCAACTTACTAAAGAGATGAAAGGAAACAGTGATGTCTGACGTACAACGTTCGTTGACTATCATGGTTTACGGTGAATCAAAGGTTGGAAAGTCAACCTTTGCCGTTACCGCACCGTATCCACGTCTCATGCTTGACGTTGAAGGTGGGCATAGATTCCTACCCATAACCGTAAAGTACTGGGACCCACTTAGAGAAGAACCACCGGTTGCCGACGGCACCTGGGACACAGTTGTAGTTAATGTTCGTGACTACGACGTAGTTCTTAAAACATTCCAGTGGTTACAAACTGGAAAACACCAGTTCAAGTCACTTATTATTGACTCAATATCTGAGCTTCAAGTAAAGTGCATGGACTCGATCGCAGGAACAGAACAGATGAAGATGCAACAATGGGGCGAGTTACTGCGTCACATGGGAGCTCTTCTACGCGATCTACGAGATCTCACAATGCACCCAACTCAACCGCTAGAGGCGGTTGTGTTAACAGCAATGGCACGTCCTGGCGCAGATGGTCGTTCACGTCCATACCTGCAAGGACAGCTTGCAATTCAAGCGCCATACTTCTATGATATTCTCGGCGCGGTCACTGTCGAGACAATGCCAAACCCAGATCCACTGCAACCTCCATACAAGGTTCGTCGTATGTACGTAGAACGTACGAACGAATACGAGGCAGGAGAACGAGTACAAGGTCGACTTGGAAAGATTGTCGAACAGGAAAACCTTGGAATCGAACGCATGTTAGATATGGTGTTTGGTCCAAAAACAGATGCAACAACTACAGCGAAAGGAAAATAGCCAACAATGAGTACACTTAATTGGGGCGATTTAGTAAAAGACGCCGGTGAAGTATCGGCAGGATATGATCCACTACCGGATGGCGACTACGACCTAGTTGTAGTTGAAGCCACAGCAAAGGTATCACAGTCTGGAAAGACAATGTTTGCCGTAAAGGCACAGGTTCAAAACGGAGCGCATGCAAAGCGTTTAGTTTGGGATAACCTAGTTGTAACTCCTGATAACAGCGCAGCTCTTGGAATGTTCTTCCGTAAGATGCATGCACTTGGACTTGGTCGTGAGTTTTTCTCAACCAATCCTTCAAATGCTCAGATCGAGCAGGCAATTCGTGGTCGTGCGTTCCGTGCACAGGTCTCATCTCGTACCTGGCAAGGCCAGAAGAAGAATGAGATCAAGCAGTACTACCCAGGTGTAACAGCAGCAGCGTCTGCTCCAGCACCTGCAGCAGC